AAACTCTTAAATGTGCACTATATACTAATGCGGCAACTTTAGATGCAACAACATCTGTTTATATAACAGGTAGTGAAGTATCTGATTCAGGAACTAACTATACTATTGGTGGAAATACATTAACTAATGTAGCTATTTCTGTAGATGGAACTACTGCAATTTTTGATGCGGACAATGTTACATTTCCAAATGCAACTATATCTGCTCAAGCTGCTTTACTGTACAATAATTCTAGTGCTAATGCTGCGATTGCAGTTTTAGATTTTGGAGGAGTTAAAACTTCTACAAATGGAACTTTTGAATTACAATTTCCAACTGCTAACGCATCTGCTGGCTTAATCAGAATAGCATAAGGAGAAACTCCTTATGGCAAGTACTTGGGGTCAAGGTCAATGGAATTTAGGCTCATGGAATGATGCAGCTTCAGGTGCTGCTATTTCTGGTCTATTAGCAAACACTGCTTTAAGTTCTGTTACAATTGATGCACAGATAAATCAAGGTTGGGGAAGATCAACTTGGAATTCTGCTACATGGAATGCTGCACCTAGTGCTTTTGTTTCTATAACAGGTTCACAGACAAATATTTCACTTGATGTTGGAGTTGGTTGGGGTAGAGAAGAATGGAATTCTGATGCCTGGAATACACCAGGAGGATATGTATTAGTAGGAACTGGTAATTTATTTTCTATTACTGGTCAACAATCTAATATTGCAATAAATTCTGTTATAGTTACAGCTGATGCTGATACTATTTCTATAACTGGTGAATCTATAAATGCAAATGTAGGATCTGGAATTGTTACTGCTGATACTATAAATTTAATTACAGGTCAACAAGCAACAGGAACTATTGGAACTTATTCAATAGCAGCTGGTGGAACTATGACTATTGTAGTTCCTGAATTTACAATAAATACTACTTTAGGAAATAGTACAACTGGAACATCTAATACACTTGATATTAATGGTGAAGAAATAACTATTTCTTTATCTAATATTACAACAGATACTGAAAACTTTATTCCAATCACTGGAATTAATGCTAATGCTAATGTAAGTTCTATAACAATTTCTACTTCAGGATTTTTCTCTATAATTGGTCAAGAAATAACAATAGATTTAGCTACAATAATTCCTAATTCTAATAATTTTTTAGATATGACTGGAATTCAAGCTACTGTAACACCAGTAGATTTAAGATTTTGGGATCCAATAGTTGATGATAATACTGAAACTTGGACTAATATTTAAGTGTACAAATGAATACAAATATATATTATTTACAAATATAAATTAATAAGGTATAAATAATTATGTCAGCTTATACAACCAGATTAAAATTAGAGAAACAAGTTTCAGGTGAAAACTCAGGTAACTGGGGAAATTTAGTAAATTACGTTTTTAATAGAATTGATAGTACAGTAAGAGGATATGTTGCAGTAAGTGTTGCAGGAACTGCTAATGTAACTTTAGTATCTAATAACTCAACTACAAATACATCAGAAGGTGCTGATGATCAAGTTCATAATAAAGTAATAGAATTAACAGGTACTTTAGGAGCTTCTATTCATGTATTTACTGATGCTGTAGAAGGTGAATATATTATATATAATAATACCGCAGGAGCTTATAGTTTAACTTTTGCTAATACTGGTCATGCTGCTAATGGTGTAGCTATTTCTCAAGGAAGTAGAGCAATATTATATTCAGATGGTTCTACTGTGTATGATGCACTTACAAGTGTTGCTTTAACAACTCCTAAAGTTATTACAGGTATAAATGATGTTAATGGAAATGAATTACTTAAAGTAACAGCAACAGCTTCAGCTGTTAATGAATTAATTTTAGCCAATCAATCTACAGGAAATAATCCAACTATTACTGCTTCTGGTGGTGATACTAATGTTGGATTAAATTTAGTACCAAAAGGTACTGGTGTTTTACAAGGCGGAGGTTCTGCTTTAAAAATTGCAGGTTTGGAGACTATGTGGATTCCAGCTTCAGCAATGTATGCAACAGAAACTAATGGTGCAGAAACTGGTCAAGTTGAAACAACAGCTTTAAGACCAGATATGAAAGTTATGGATTTTGCAGATACTGCAGATGATCATGCACAATTTTCAGTAGCTTTTCCTAAATCATGGAATGAAGGTACAATTACTTATCAATGTTTCTGGACACCAAGTACAACAAACACAGGAAACTGTATATTTGGATTACAAGGTGTATCAGTTGGTGATGGTGATACTATTGACGTTGCTTTTGGAACAGCTGTAAATATTACAGACGCAGGGATTGGAACGGTAGAAGATCAACAAGTTTCAGCTGTAAGTAGCGCAGTTACAATTGCAGGATCTCCTGCAGTAGATAAACAAACTTACTTTCAAATATTTAGAGATGCAAACGCAGGCGGGGATACCTTTACCGGAGTAGCAAGACTTTTAGGTATTAAAATATTCTTCACTACTGATGCAGCTAATGACGCATAAGGAATTTAGATATGAGAGATTTAAAAAATAAACTTACATCAAGTAAGAACACAAAAAATATACAAAACAGAAAAGGTAAATCTTTTGGTTATCAAGTTTTAGGATTTGGTGCTGGGGGATCAGGTCCACCTTTTGATGGAACAGTAACTTATTTAGTTTTAGCTGGTGGCGGTGGTGGAGATCAAAATAACCACGGTGGCGGTGGCGGAGCTGGAGGTTATAGAACTAGTCATGCTCCAGACCGTTCAGGGGGTACTCCAGGAACTGCTGAATCAACATTAACAAGTTTATCAGGTGCTTATACTTTAACAGTAGGAGCAGGTGGCGCCACTAGATCCTCAGGATCAGATTCAGTTTTTGCAACCATAACTTCAGTAGGTGGTGGCGGAGGTGATGAAGGAGCATCTGAAGAAGGTGGTGATGGAGGTTCTGGCGGTGGAGGAGGTTCTGTTGGAGGTGCCTCTAGACCAGGAGGATCGGCAACATCAGGACAAGGCTATCAAGGTGGAAATTCTGTAGGTTCAGCACCTTACTATGCTGGCTCTGGCGGCGGTGCAACTGAAGTAGGATATGCAGGATTACCCGGAGGCGATGGAACAGCATCAACAATTACAGGCTCATCAGTTACTAGAGGAGGTGGCGGCGGTGCTGGATCACTCCCTGGAGCTTTCACGGCAGGTGGATCAGGTGGAGGTGGATCAGGAAATACTGCAGGCGAAGTTAATAAAGGCGCTGGAGGCGGCGGAGCTGCAGGGTATAATAATCCTCCAGGTTCAGCAGGAGGATCTGGTTTAGTTGTATTAAAATATAATACTTATGGGGCAGCACCCTCAGTAACTCCAGGAATAACTTACAGCATAACCGATAATGGAGATGCAACATCAACATTAGTTGCAACTGCAGGGACAGGGACAGTTACATTTTAATTATGGCACACTATGCTTTTTTAGATAATGATAATTTTGTAGTTCAAGTCTTTCCAGGGAAAGATGAAGGGCAAGGCACTGATTGGGAAAGTGAATATTCAAAAATTGATGGAAGAACTTGTTTAAGAACTTCTTATAATACTTTTCGTAATCAACATAAAGAAGGTGGAACTCCTTTTAGAGGTAATTATGCTGGTATAGGATCTAAATATGATTCTGAAAATGATGTTTTTATTTCACCTAAACCATTTGAATCATGGGTGTTAGACACCAATATTTGGGCTTATGTAGCCCCAAAAGAAAAACCAACAGAAGAACAATTTGGAACTAGATTTGTTCGTTGGCATGAAGATAATGAAAGATGGCGGGATATTGAAACAGACGAATATTGGGATAATAATACTTCTACTTGGAACACTCCCTAACTTTTGACTATTTAAAGTGAAACAACCCGAATTAAATTTACTTTTTTCAGAACCTGTATTAAAAATAGAAATACATAAAGGTCCTACAGATAGTGAACTAAAAGTTTTTAATGATGAATTAAAACTATTACAAAAAAATGTTGGGAATCATTCTTCATCAAATAATTATATTTTAGATCATAAAAAATTATCTAAATTTAAAAAAATTATACAGGGATATTTAGAATATTATGTAACAAAAGTTTTATTTTTAACTGAAAAAACAAAACCTTATATAACTCAATCTTGGTTAAATTTATCTCATGAAGAAGAATATCATCATGTACATAGACACCCTAATTCTTTCGTATCAGGTGTTTTTTATTTAGAAGCTAATGAAGAATATGATTCTATTAGTTTTTATAAAAATCTTTCTTACAGTATGATTGAAGCAGAAATTTCTAAATTCGAAACTTGGAATTCTCAAAGATTTGACATTTGTGTAAAGAAAGGGGATATTATTTTATTTCCGTCTAGTCTTGAACATAGTGTCCGTAGAAAAAAAGATAAAAACCCTAGAGTTAGTTTAGCTTTTAATTGTTTTTTAAAAGGGGTATTAGGTGGAGGTAAAGAATTAACGGAGTTAAAATTATGAAAGATAAAATTCAAAACTATATAATGAAAATTGAAAATATTATTCCTAATCAATTATGTGATCAAGTAGTTGGTAATATTTCTAAACTAAAAAGTTGGTATCAACATACATACTACTCTGCGGATGGAAAATTAACTCCTGTAAAAAGAGCAGGGAAAAATGAGTTATGGTGTACTCAATGGCAGAATGAACTAAATACTAAACTTGAAAAAATTGCAGTAGAAAGTGCTAAAGTATATTTAGATTACTATAAATTTGATTGGTTTAATGCTTTAGAAAAATTAACTAAAATAAGATATAATAGATATGCATCTAAACAAGAAATGAAATTACATTGTGATCATATAAAAACTATTTTTGATGGAGAAATTAAAGGAGTTCCTATTTTATCTATTATTGGAAATTTAAATGATAACTATGAAGGTGGTCAATTTATAATGGATAAAGAGGAAATTTTTTTAAAAAAAGGAGACATATTAATTTTCCCTTCAAATTTTTTATATCCACATAAAGTTAAACCTATAAAAAAAGGTAAACGCTATTCTTTCGTGTCTTGGGCGTTTTAATGAAATATAAATGTATTAAGAATTTTTTAAAAAAAAATGATTATAACAATTTTTACAATATTATAAACGATAAGTATTTTCCTTGGTTTTATAGCGATGCGCAAACGATGTATGTCAATAAAGATAGATTTTTTTTCTACCATAATTTATTTTATGAAGGAGAACACAGTTCTCCATATTGTAATATTATTGATGTTTTTATAAAAAGATTAAAAATAAAAAAACTGTTATCTGCAAAATTAAATTTAGTTACAAAAGACAGTAGTGAAAAATATATATCTCATTTACATGTCGATAATCATGTTAAAAAAGCAAAAACTGCTATTTACTATATAAATACTAATAATGGTTTTACTTTTTTAAAAGCAGATAAAAACATTAAAGTTTTATGTGAAGAAAATAAAATTTTTATTTTTGATTCAAGGATAGAGCATTGTGTAATAAGTCAAACAGACACAAATAAAAGAATGGTATTAAATTTAAATTACTTATGATAAATACAAGAACGAGAATAGGTCACCCTTTCGTAAGTCAATGCTTAGAACAAATAACTTGGGCAACTGATAAACAAATTAAAAAAGAATTGTGGCATGTTTTTGGAATTTTGTCTCACCGATTAAATGAAAATTTAAAGTTTGATATAGATTATCAAAAAAGAAAATATATAAATTCTAAAACTAAATCAAATAAAATTTTATTTGAAAATGAAAAAAAATGGATATTAGTAGATACAAAAGAATTTATTTCTTATATGAAAAAAAATAAATTATTCGAAATAAATTTAGATAAAATATTAAAAGAAATAGATTGGAGTATAGAAATATTAAAACATGAATAAAATAGATTATTGGGTTTGGGAAAACAGATTTTCTAAAAAAGAAAGAAAAAAACTAAATGCTATTAGTTTAGCTAATTACTTAGATTTGAAATCGGATAAATTTGTTGCTAAAGACAAAAATAATATTTCAAAAAAACAAGCTGAAACTTATTATATTTATTATAAATATTTAAAAAATTTAATTTATGATGCTATTGAACAAAGTTTATTTATCAATAAACATTATTTTGGATATGACATATATCCGTTAAGTGATTATCTTTGTTTAAACTACAATGTGTATAATTCTTCAAATAAAGGAGAATATGATTGGCATACTGATGTAAGTAATTCTTCTGTATTAGATTTTAAATTAACAATGTTAATTAATATTTCTGAAGAAAATTTTGAAGGCGGAGAATTACTTATAGAAGGAACAAATCAAGTTGAAATAAATAATTTTAAAAAACCAGGGTCAGTAACTATTTTTAAATCTTATTTAAGACATAAAGTTACACCTGTAACAAAAGGAATTAGAAAAACATTAACTATTTTTTTAGAAGGTCCTAGATTTAAATGATATTTTTACATAAAATAAAAGACCATAATAAACACAAAAATAAATTATTAAATCTTATAAATAAAGTACCAAAAGATAATAAAAGTGATTTTGGACCCGACTCCATATATAAAAGTGATTTTTATTCAGGTAAAGAAAAGAGGTTTGAATATTTAGATTATTTTTTTAAAATTATAGATCCCATTATGTTACAAGTGTGTGACAAGCTTTTTTCTACTAATTATGTTATTCATAATGCTTGGTTTCAACAGTATAAAAAAAATAATTTTCATAAGTGGCATACTCACACTAAAACACAGTTTTCAAATATATATTTTTTAGAATTACCTGACCAAAAATTACTAACTGAATTTTATAATATAAAAGTTTCAAATATAGAAGAAGGAGATGTTATAACTTTTCCTAGTTATATTTTTCATAGATCACCTGTAAATAATACCAATAAAAGAAAAACAGTTGTTGCATTTAATTCATGTTTTTATAATTTTAAGGATATTAAAATGTCCAATTAGTAAGTGGTAAATGGTTACCGCAGCCTTTTAAATCTATTGAATTTACTTGTAATCTCATATATATAAAGGTTTACTATGCTACAAAAATTAGGATTTTTACGAGGATTCAATAAACAAGTCACATAAGTCTTCCATCTTGGTTTAAACGATGATATAATACTCTTTATATTTTAGTATAATTTTATGATTTTTGTTATATACTTTAAATTATGCCATTAACTCAATTAAATTTTCAACCTGGAATAGACACTGAAAACACTGAAACAGGTGCAGAAGGTAAATGGATTGATTGTGATAAAATAAGATTTCGTAAAGGACTTCCTCAAAAAATAGGTGGTTGGGCTAAATTTAGTACAGCTTATTATGTAGGAGTTGGAAGAGCTTTAGAACAATGGTTTGCTTTAGATGGTTCTCGTCTTGAAGCTCTAGGAACTGATAGAAAAGTATATGCTTATGCTTCAGGAACAAGTCAAGATATTACTCCTATAAGATCAACAGAAGCTCTTGTTAATGCTATTAGTACTACTTCAAGTAGTGCTATTGTAACTATCACAGATACAGCTCATGGGGCTATACAAGGTGACTTTGTCACACTAAGTAATGTAAGTATTGACGTTGGTGGAATTACTGCAGCTACATTAGACGCTGAATATGAAATTTTAAGTATAGCAAATGTTGATGCTTATACTATTCAAAGTAGTGCAACAGCAAGTTCTGCGGTAGGTCCTACTGCTAATTGTACTGTTACTTATCAATTAAATATTGGACCAAGTGAACAAACTTTTGGATATGGTTGGGGAGCAGGTAATTGGAATGCAGGTACTTGGAATACTACTAGAACAACTTCACAAATTACTCTTGATGCAAGGTTATGGTCTATCAATAATTGGGGTGAAGATTTAATCATAACACAAAAAGATGGTGGAACTTATGAGTGGGATACTTCAGGAGGAATGACTGATAATAGAGCTACAGTTGTTGCTAATGCTCCTACTACTTCTACACTATCATTAGTATCTACAGAAACTAGACACGTTGTGTGTATGGGAACAGAGACAACTATTGGAGACAGTACAACTCTTGATAAAATGTTTATTCGTTGGTCTGATCAAGAAAATTATAATCAATGGACACCTAATGTAACTAACTCTGCGGGATCTCAAAGAATAGCTGGTGGAAGTGAAATTAGATGTGCAAGACCTGCTAAAGGAACTATATTAGTATGGACAGATACTACAATGCAATCAATGTCTTTTATAGGTCCTCCTTTTATATTTGGTTTTAGACAATTAGGTAACGACTGTGGAGCTGTTGGTCTTAATTCAGCGATGGTAATTGATGATGTAGCTTACTGGATGTCTGATGGACAATTCTTTAGATACGCAGGATCAGTTCAAGAAATACCTTGTCCTATATTAAATCATGTATTTGATGATATTAATAAAACTCAATATGCACAAGTCTATGCTGCACAAAATTCTAACTTCTCTGAAGTAATATGGTATTATTGTTCTAGTTCCTCTGATCAATGTGATCGTTATGTAATCTATAATTATTTAGAAAACTCTTGGTATTTTGGAACTATGGATAGAAGTACTTATCAAGATAATGGAGTTGAATTAAATCCTTTAGCTACAGAGTATTTATCTACTTCTAATGCAACTACTATTTCAACAATTAATGGATTAACAGAAGGTAGAAGTTTAATTTATGCTCAAGAATCAGGAGTGAATGCTGATGGTGCTGCTTTACCAGCTTATATTCAATCAGGTGATGGAGATATTGCTGATGGTGAAACATTTAGTTTTATTAATAAAGTCATACCAGATTTTCAAGATCAAACTGGAAATACAGTAATTACTTTAAGTGTTAAAGATTACCCTAATGATACCGCAACAGTAGGAGAAACTTTGACAGTAAACAACACAACTAGGTTCGTTAATACACGTATTCGTGGTAGACAATCTAATATAAAAATAGAAAATACAGCAGTTGGAGATAACTGGAGATTTGGTACACTAAGAGTAAATATAAAACAAGATGGAAAAAGATAAATATACTATAAGACCAGCTCGAATATCTGATGCTGTTCGTATAAGAGAACTACTTAAAACGTGGCTTACAGAGGCTCCATTCAACTTTGGAAACACTAATAATACTAAAG